TTAAAAATCCCATTATTCTCCATCTTAACAAATATTCTATAACAAGAGTTGTTATTACTCCTCCTAAAAATACAAGTATCAATTTTAGTTTAGTGTTATTCATACTTCTTATAAGTTAAAGTTCTGCAACTATTAAACCGTGTCCAATATAAGATGCTATATATGCTGTGTATCCAGATTGTGGCCAGTATTTTAGTTTTATAGTATGAGAACCAGCTGATAAAGAAGTTTTCACATATACCACAGGAGTAACTGTATAAGTTGTTAAGTTTGTTATCCCAGCTGCTCCAGAAATATCTGACCCATCCAACTCAAGACCAAGAAAGGACGAAGCCCCACTTGTTTTTAATGGAGCAAATCCTATTATCAAGAGATTTCCTCCCTTTGTTGTAACTGTTACCTGACAACTTCCAACTTGTGCAGAACCTGTAGTAGAAGCTTCCGCAGTTAAATAACCACTATAAGAAGCACCAGCCTTTCCTGCATCTACATAAGTCTTAATTGCTTTAGCACTTGCCAAAGTATCATCACTAGCACTTACACTACTTAAGTCTGTATCTATTGCTGTTCCACTAACCCCTGTATTTAAAACAGGACTTGTAAGTGTCTTATTAGTTAGTGTCTGTGTGTCTGTTGTGCCTACGACATCACCAGTCGGAAGTGTTTTATTACTCGTTCTAATATCTTTGTTTGTAAGATTAAATACTGCAACTTCTCCGTCTGCGATACCCGTTTCGTTGATAGCCGTAACATTTGTAGTCTTGGCTATCTTTGTGTCTGCATATGTCTTTGTTGCTTTTGCAGAAGGGACTGTGTCGTCTGATGCACTTGTAGAAGATAAATCTGTGTCAATATCCAGTTCTTCAACAGAACCTGCCAAAGCGCTTTTCCTACCCAAAACCTTACCCTGTGCAGACACATTTTGAATCTTAGCATAAGTTACATTGCCACTAGCAATCTTGTCTGTTGTAACTGCACCGTTTGCAATGGTTGTCGCCCCGTCTCCTACAGAGGTCACATCACCACTATGATTGGGGTGTGTATACTTGTTTGCACCATCTTCTATTCCTGCCAACTTAGTCTTTTCAGTCGCCGTATAAGCTTTATTCGTTGTTCCATCGGACAAGTCATCAAAAGTTGTTGGAATAGAACTCTCTATTTCATCCATTTGAGTATCAATATCCACAAACATCTTGGCAGTAATATTCATAGAAATCTCCCAACCAGCTTCTATTGATTTGGCAGTAGTTCCTTCTTGTGCCCTTGTAATAGTTAAATAACCACCACCAGACTTTGCTGTGGCCCGAACAATTTCTGCATTGGTTCTTGTCGGTTGGTATCCAGGAGGATAAACAACGAGATTATAAGCCCCCGCAGTAGAAGGATCAGGAAAATTGTCTGCATCAGCAGCTTGAACTTGTATACTCGTTCCAGAATCAGCAGGATCAGGAGCTGTTAATACCGTAGATGATAATAGATTTGCTACTGGATCTAAATACTCCATAATTAAATCTCCTTTTCAAATTATACACTCTCTGCCACAACTATCTGGTGTGTTACTTCAAACTTGTTTCCACTCTCAACATTAACTGCAGAGAAATTCCTAAATGCTAACAAGTCTCCTCCCGATGCAGCATTAAACCATCCTTCCTCCGTAATTGCGAAGCTGGAAGTGAAAGTCCATTCGTGTACTATCTGAGAAGTATCATCAGTCGTAGTTGTCGTGACTAGACTTGGTTCTCCAGCTGCTCTTGCACCACCACCCGTTGTAATTTCCTCCCCTAAACCAGCCGATGTCGCTGTCCCTGTTCCAATTGCCAAGTAGGTAAATGGATTAATAGGAGCTCCGTCAACCTCTTCCCCAACAATTAACCCAGCAATCCTTGAAATACCAGTATCTGTTATGTCGTTGTGAACGATAGGTTCTAATGTCCATCTCCCTGTTATAAAAGGAATTTTTAAATCCAAGTGAAACAGGTTGTTAAAAAACTCCCAAACCTTGTTCTCTTGAAACATCTTGACAGGATTTCCATCCTTGTCATAAAGTCTCCTGGTTACTATACCATGGACTACTACTTTCTTGTTTTCCATAATATTAAAATTAAATTTATATACTTTTATAATTATACCCTATTTTTGACCATATCCTTCGCTATCTCAACGCTATCATCCGCCGTTTCTAAGAAATCTTCGTATAAATGAATCTTCTCTCTAATATTATTTTCGCGTTCTAAGAGATTTGTGTATTCGTTTACATTTGCCTGCTCTTTTCCCTCTACAATCTTTAGAAGTTCTTTGTTTTGCTCTCGCTGAATTTTTTCTTTACTTCCATTCTTAACTTTTTCTTTCAACTCTGCTAAGTCTTTTCTTATTTTCTTGTCTTTCTCGGAAACTTTTTTCTTGTTCACCTCTACTTCTTTTAATTTGTTTCTATAATTAACCAAAGCAACTTCGGCAGAAAGCCTGTCTGCTGCAACTCTTTCTAAATAATCGTCAATTGTTTTCTTTGTGTATTTATAAGTCGTATCCATTGTCGGTTGTTGACTCAGGTAGCGGAATTGTATTGGGCCTATCTCTGTTTAATTCTTTCGCATACATGAGTTTTTGCTGTAAATTATAATTATACATTTGTTCTCTTTCGGTCAAAGCAATTGGCTTGTCATGAGATTGTTTCCAGTCTATGACACAAGCGTCTAACCAAAGCTCGTGGAATGTAATAGGAATACCAACATGCGTTGCTGTAGGAGCTGAGAGATCTTTTGTACTAGTCCAGTCTGTAACTTCATAAGGAAGAGAATATCCTATCCAGTGAAGCCCATTGGGAACAACACTCTTTATTTCTCCCGTGTACAAGAAAAGAGAGCCACGACCTAAATCGTAGAATGCCTTTCCTGGCTCGTTGGAGAAATTCTTTAAAATGGTTTCTTCGTCCGTAGTCTTGTCATACATGTTTAAATCAAATTCTAAAAGTCTTACCCAATGCTCGCCATCTAATTTCGCCTCTACTAATTTCATTCTGTTTAATGAATCCGAAGGTAAAGAATACTCTCTTGTATATGAAGTTGGTTCTAAGTTTGTAGTTTCAAAAGATTGAAAGAAATCTTCGTCTACGCTTTCTATTGCTTCTGCCAATTCAATTTGCTTAGAACGAGCTAAGGTAGTTAATTTGTTATCAGGAAAAATAGTGTCATTGGTTCTGCACCTGTCATGAAAACGACTTTTAAACTGAACTGGTGTCATTTTAAAAACTTCTTAATTTATCTCAAGGCATCCTCAACAGCCTTGTTTCTCTCAATAAGCTTCCTTCTTTTTGCAGATTCAGACTCTTTGTAAACATTCTTAATCTGCGTAACAATGTCTCTCGGAAGTGTTACATACTGCCCTACAGGATAGTCAAACTGCTGACCATTAATCCCAAGAGAGTAAATTAATTGAGAACCAAGGATGTCTTCAGGAATCACAAAAGTAACTTTTTCTTGCTCTGATAATTTCTTAATAACCTCCTCGTTAAAAATTGGTTTCCTAGCATATCTAAGTACCCACTCAGTAGAAGATTCTTCAGTCTCCTTGTTTTCATTCGTGTCTCCCATGTCTATAGTCTCAATATTATGTGTGTTCATGTGTCCAGATCTCCCTTGAACAGTTTTGAATCTCTTGCCACAAATATCACACTTGTAAGGAAACTCTATTTCTTCTTTAGTAGCCTTCTTTGTAGAAGCATCGCCAACAACATCTTTAATGTTGTCCGCAGTAATCCTTTCTGGAGTTTTTCCCATTTGTAAAAAGTGATTAATTTAGTTATCTCTTAATTATAACAAAAAAAAGAGGGCTTTCAACTGCCCTCTTTTCCTCCTCTCAACTAAAAGTTGAATATATCGGTTTTGTTTGCATAGGTCACTGTTAAAGTTTCAGCATTTAATGCTGTCGTTGTTGCATCAAAAGCAGCACCACTTGTAGCAATTTTAACTTCACCAAGCTTCAAATGCCCAGTCGGAGTTGCTGGCGCTACTGCTGAAGCCTCTGAACTCTTTGCCGCAGTACCCATTGTCAATACAAATGACTCATTGGCTAATTTAAGCGATAATACATAAATAGCTTCATACCCATCTGCTAAATCGTGTGTTGTTGCAGTAAATGCAGTTTCTGCACCTGCAACAGTCTTTATTACACCGTTCTTTATATAATCAAAGGCAGATGTTTTTACTTTCGTATTAGCAACTGATCCAATGGCAAGAGTTGGATTACTAAGTAATTTTCCTGCCGTTGTTCCATTAGCTATCTCTTCTAAAAGAGATTTTAAATTAGAATTATGCAAATAATGCTTTGACTTTAAATCTGAAAACTTCATATCAATAACTTTAAAAATTTAGTTTTTAGAGCTACTTTGCCCATTGGTATTCCTATAACCCTAAAAGCAGTGGGTTACGCCCACCACTCGCTAAGTAGTAAGACTTAGACTTTTGCACTTTCAATTCTCCAAATACAGTCCTCATTGAGAATCTTAGTAACTTTTGTTGCTTTCCAACCTGAAGTTGCTCTCTGATCCAATGGGTCTGATGTACCTGCACTACCAAGTGGCTTGATTATGTTTCTAAGAGACTCGCCTGATATTCTAGTTGTACCATATGCCCCATCTCCAAAAATTATTGTGGAGTACACATCAATACCAGAAGTACCTTCATCTTCAAAAATCTTTGCATTAGAAGTCTCAATAAATCTAACTTCCTCTATAGCACCGAACTCTCCAGGCATAATATCAGCCTGATTAGCATACTTCTCAATAGGAACAAAGCCATCAGAAGTCATTGTCCTTATTTTTACAGCAATCTCAGGATGAGTTATTCCTACATAACATGCATTAACAGGTCTTGTTTCATAACCTGCATCAGGAGCAACCATTTTGGTAATCTTTTTAACATTGGCGTTCTTGAGTGCCAATACCGCAGTCCTAATGTTAGCTACAGCTATAACATCCCCTGCAGCAACACCAGCTCTAGCAGTATTGCCTGAACCAGAGTAAATCACATGTGTACCAGCATTTATGACATCTCTAGTTATAATGTCTAAAGACTCACCTGCTTGCTCTCCTAACACTGCAGCCGTTTCTAAAAGAATTGGATCTAATGTTGTTAATTGAAGAAAATCGGAGATTGTTACATAATCTCCATACTGCAGAACTGTTGCTGGAACATCTGTAATACTCAAAGAAGTCCCATCTGGGGTTATCCCCTCCTCAAGAGCAGTCGTATTAGGTGTTAAAGAATTATAACGCCTAAACTTAATAACATTGGTATTGTTCCTAGGAATGTCTCTGATTTGTGCAAACCTATCATGTACCAAAAGAGGTGTTAATCTCTCTAGTAACATTCGGTCATACCAGTTATTTACTGCATGTGGAATTGTGGATATTGTTTCCATTTCCCATGTAAATAAAAATTTAAATAAAAATACCCAAGCTGACTAAACACGCCTGGGTATTTCCCTTTAAAGCCTGGTATCTAATTAATCATAACATATTTTTCAGGGTTGTGAACCCCTCGCAATTTCCCATGCTTTCTTTTCAAACTCTTTTGAACTCAAACTTGAAGGGTCAGGCAGACCCTGACCTCCTTGTCCACCACTTATGTCCCTAGTTGACCTGCCACCAGAAAAACTCGCAGAACTCTCCTGCTCTGCTTGTTTAGCCAATTCAGCACCCTTCTTTAACCAATAATCTTTGGGAACTACTAAGTTAGCAAGTGCTTCAACTGTAAGCCCCTTTGCCTGAGGTTGCTTTGCCAATTCGCGAATCTTACCAGCGAATTCTTTGTAATCTTCATTTCGTGGATCATTAAGAAAATCAGAAATTCTCTGCTCTCTCTTAACCTCCTCTAAAGACTCTTCTATCTTTTTAGAATCAAATTTCTCTTCTTCTACCTTCTCCTCCTTAGAAGTTTCTTTTTCACTCTCTTCAAAAAGTTTAATATCTTCATCTTCTTCTGAAGATGTTTCTTGCTCCTCTACAACAGGAGTCTCTTCTTTTTTCTCTTCCTCGTCCATGGTTTTACCATAATAAAAATTTAAATATCTTCCTCTTCAGGAAGTTTACGAGACTTAAATAATTCTGATTTTGTCTTTGGCAAGTTTATTAAATAGTTTATATAATACCTTTTAATCCTCTTCTCTTTGACTTCCTCGTCGCTCAACCCACTGTTAATATCAAAAATCTCGGCCTCTAATCCCTCTTTTTCTCTCTTAAGTTCTTTAACCAACGCTTTCCAACCTGGATGTTGATCCAAAGTCATTATATCAAGTTCTATTCCTTCCTCCTCCTCAACAGTTTCAACATCGTTCTCTACAATCTCTTCTTTTAAACTTTCTTTAAGCTCCTGCATTGTAGCCATAGCCTTGTTCGTTTTCTAATTTAGCTTTTTGTGCTGGAGTTAAAGGCTCTTGTGTAGTCTTTTCTGCCGACCTTTCTGGCTGAAATCCTACACTCCTTAGCTCTCCAGTCTCTCCTGGCTGTAACCCTTCCTGCTGGACAGTCGGATTAAGCTCAGGATTCTTTCTGGTTTGTATCATAGCAAACAAGTGTGCGCTCATATGAACATCTCTTGCCGCACTTGGATTCGCCTTCCTATGAATTCTCATGTGAACCATGTGATTATCACTACTCAATACCTCTGGAGGCGGTAGCTTCTCACCTTTTGCAATTCTTTCAAATGTTATATTTTGCAATTCTGCAGTCAATTCGTCAAGAGTAGGTGGGAATATTGCATCTATTTCACTATCACTAATACCTGCAGTCTGTGCAAATTGCTTCACAAGCACTCTCCTGTCAACATCAGGATTGTTGGCAACTGCATTCATAAGCTGTATGTATTTACCCATTTCTTTCTGTCTCTTAGCATCTTCAATTACAGTAGAAACTATTTGGACATCTGGATCTACACCAGAATCGCTTATAATGTCTTTTCTGGTTAATGTGTAAAATTGCTGTTCCATGTCACCAGTAAGTCTTAAAACCTTCTCGTCTAAACCATCTTTAAAATACTTCTTATACATGGCATACCACTGCTGCCAAAATCTCTTGTCACCCACCATTAAACTCTTCATCATCAGAGAATACCTTGTATCTGCCTTTTGTGCAACAAGATTTAGCTCTCCTAGTGTTCTCTCTTGACCTGATAGTACACCTTGCTGCATCTCTGCAGAAGCTGTTGCACGCTGTGCTGCGGCGTCTAAGTATTGCAATATGTAATTAGTAAACGCAAGATTAGGAGTATATTGATTCATTGGAACAACTACATTTACAGGATTCCCAGGAACTCCTGTAAACTTGTTAAAACCAAAGCGTAAGTCTGCACGATTCCTTATTAAGTTGTTGTTGTACAAATAATGCGGATACTGCTGACTCTTAACAATCGTCGCTGCTAAGTTAATAATCTCACTTCTCATTCTCTGCTTGTCCCCAACCATGTCAGGAATACTCGCACCTTTAAACTGGTGTGAAGTCCTACTTATTACCTTGGGAATATATCCCCATCTGTCCTGAAAATCTAATTCTTTGTACCTTATAATCTTGTTTAAATCATTTGCAAGCGTTACCAAAACTCTCTTGCCATCAAACCAAGTACGCCATTCCACTAAATGAATCTTGCTATTGTCTGATTTACTATCCTTTTCCTCAAACACATCACTCTTTCCCTGGCTTTCACTTCTTGCCTTACTCGCCATTTCTGGCAAATCATTAAAACTACTTCCCTGCGAAACATTCTCAGTGTTGGAATACGCCTTGTTCTCTCTCATTTCACGCTTCGTCAATTGAAACTCCTCTCCACAAAATGGCGCTAAATCCAAGTTTGCAGTAGCATCTGGCGCATATAAGAAACAAAACGGGTCTACTAAACGAGGAGCAGGTCTCTTTCTCTCCCTGTCAAAATAAGTCATTTCAACAAGACCATAACCAAAGAAACAAGTGTCCCACAACCAGTCCATATCAAGCACATCCTTCTCCATGTCGTCGTAATCATAATCAACTAACAAGTTTAACCCAAACTCCGTAGCAATATCGTCTATTGTCCTGCCACGAAACTTTATTGAAGGAATGTCCGAATACAAAGAAGCATGTATCGTGTTCATGACTGTGTAAAGTATCGGGTCTCCTACCTTGTCATCATCTCGCTTCTCGTTAAGATACAACTTCAAGTTCTTGTAACTCTTCTGATAAAAAGGCATTATCCAATCTTTAGCCATCTTGTACTCTTTCTGAATCTGGGCCTTCAAATCTTTCTCCTGCTGAGTCATTAGTTTATTTTCCATCTTTTTTAGTGAACAATTTAGTTATGTCGTCCAAAGAAACAATCTCTTTGTTCTCTAACTCACTGCCCTGAGGAATGGCCAAAGCGTCTTCTAAGTTTAACCCTTCTTCGTATCGCACTAAAGTTGATTGAGAAGCTAATATCTGATAAGGTTGTCCACCTCGCTTCTTTATCAAAAGCTCCCCAAAATCAAACTCTCGCAATTTCTTAATAACCACTGCCTCTTGTGGAGTTAGTATTACTGCTACTTTGGTTATAGGTTGTGCCTTTTCCATATCTTTATTATACATTAAATAAATGGGTCTTCGTTAACATCATCTACAAAACTATCCCCATGCCTAGAATCTAATGGCTTCTCCACAAACACAGGATTCGCTAACAATACCCTTCCTATCGCCTCTATGAAGTGGTCATTCCTATCCTCTGGCCTTGGATTCTGACCATGCTTTTCGGCAGTCTTGCCACTATACTCCTGCCACTGCCAATGCAATATCTCCCAAATGACTCTCTCACAAGTCTCACTAACAACTAAATCTGGCTTAACCACCATTTCACCACCAACTATTTCATAATGAAATGCATCCTGCATTGCACGAATAGCATCCGCCCTTCTCTTACTACCTGGCTCAAAAACCAAACCAAACTCACGAGATAACCTGTTGGCAAAACTATCACCAGTCCTTTTGTCCTCTATAAACGCCGACGGGTCTATAAACCTTCTCACTATCCTGTACTTGCTGTCTATGTCCTTAATCCTCGCAACTAACTCAGGCGTAGGGGCGTCAGACCACAAATGATCTACTACATACTTGCGCCCCTTCCTGTCTACGGCTATCCAAACCACTGCCTCTGGCTCTCTGGGGTGCGTGTCCCAACTCACATAAACACAATAATCGTCCCTGTTAAGCTCAAAAGGCTTAAAAACATGCACATCCTGACTAAACTCCTTAAATATTAAACCAACTAAGTGCTGAAACTTCCCAAATACACGCGCTACCATGTCCTCATCTTTGTACTGCGCAATCATCTTCTCTATCCTCTCATGGTCTAAAAAACCCCTCACTCCATGAATCTTGCAAGCCGATTCTATGTCCGCCTCTACAAAAAACCTGTACTGCTGCTCTGCCCTAGGATTCGCTACAATCTCGTCGTATAACCACGCACTGCCCATTAGTGGTGTCGCAAATATGCCACACACCCCACCTTGCCTTAACCTCGCTATTGATGCCTTGTAAATACTCTCAGGGGGCGGCTCATCAAATAAAATGATCCCACAAGTCGCACTCTCAAACTCCTTAGGATCTTGGTCATATGTCATTAAATCAAACTCCCAACCTGTCTCCGTCGTCCAACTCGCAGGATAATTCTTCCCCTTGTTCAATGTCATAAACTTGTCCTTGGGAAACCAACGAAGAAGCGCTGGAACTATCGTCTCACGAATCGTCGTGGGATCTGATATTATCCTGCCTCGCTTCGGATACGGCCACTCCTTCATCAACGGCTGCTGAAAATACTTGTTGCCACAAGGAAAACATAAGTGCGCAAGCGTGTTAACCATCGCTGTGGTCTTACCAATACCATTCGCAGCTAAAAGCGCACCAACCATATAATTACCACTTAATAACTTGTCCAAAAACTCCTCTATCTTGCCCGTCGGTCTATAATAACGATACTTCTCGTAATTAGCACGATACAAAAGCTCTTGACGAATTTCACTTGGTATTTCCATAACTTAATTATACTAAAAATAAAGAGTGTGAAAAGAGTAAAAATTGTGAACAGCATTTCGGATTTTTTATGTTGTCGTCGGAGCGGTAACTATATTATGTTGAGAACGAACGCTTGCCGTGATTTTTGTGGCAAACTTTTATTTTAAATTACAAATATATCTAACCGAGTATAATTAGTCTTATATGGAGTACCACCCCTTAAAATTTTAATCCTTGTCCAACTTGTCTTGTAGCAACGCAATTAATTCATCATCTGACAGATCTTCAAACTCTCTTTTAACTTCAATTTTGGTAGGTGAAAAGTCACCTCTCAACCTATAGGATAGTTTTATGGCTTCTTTCCTAGCTTCTGGATCAACTTCATTTATGATTAATAAAGTGTATCCTTCATCTGTCTTCTTAATGACAGATACATTTTCATATCCTGCAACCGCTTTCTCTATTTCTCTATCGTCTAGTGTCTCTAGTCTTATCTGCTTCAAATTTCGATGCTCTGAATACAACCTTTTATGTTGATCTAGCACAAATTCTCGAGGCATCACTTCGTCTAAAATCTCTTGAAATGTCTTCCTTTTTGTAATCTTTGATGGAGCATGAGCAGTCTTCTCTGAATATCCTGCATTAATAACCGCTTCACTTGTTAATCTACCATTGACTATATCTCTCGCGATTTTTCTGTATCGCATTTTTGTATCTTCTCTTCCAATACTCATATAACAAAAAAAATCAAGTTATCTATATACCTATATTATACTTCATAAACAAAAGGAATACATAACTCTTGACAGTTAGAATACCGTCTGGTATAATTGACTAATTAATAAATTAAAACCATTAAGAAATATGCATAAAATAAAGAGAAATTAAGACTTCACTCTTCAAAAAGAAATCTACCTTTTAAATAATTAAATTAATAAAATTAAATAAATGAGTAATAAATTAAACAAAATTAAAACAACGGGAATGATCAGTAATGCACAATACTTAGCAATCAACACAACACTTTCAAAAGACTTATTTACAGAACTATTCTCTAAGATAAACCCCGTAAGTAGAGAAATATCAGACTTTTGGTCAATTTTTGAACAAGTTAGATATTGTCTTTAAATTAAATTATTAAATATATTAAAATGAGTACAAGAGCAAATATCATAATACAGGATGAGTACGATAAATTATATTTCTATAGGCACTACGATGGAGATCCTGAAACAACAATGTCAAGTTTAAAAGAATTCTGCGATATGTACAAGAACCAGTTAAGATCCAATGTAGAGCAATCGGCTGGATGGCTAATCTTAAAAGGAGCAGTAGAATACGGCTTTACTGGAGACTTCAAGAAAAGAAATGATCTTTATGACTGGAAGGTGGGAGCTTATGAACCTGCGACAAATATATACGGAGATATTGAGTACCTTTATGTAATAGACTTAGTAGACAAGCAACTGCAATGTTACAAAGCACAGTACAAGCACGATGAGACTGGGACATGGGGATCTGCAAGCGAAGCATTGACTCTTAAACAAAAACCAATAGAAGTATATAACTTCTAGACTGCTAGAGAGACTTAAACCATTAAGTCTCTCAAGGAGTCTTAACTAAATTATTAAATTAAACAAATAGAAGAAATTAATTAAATTATTAATCTAAGAACAAATGAGAAAACAATATCCAAATAAAATCTCCATATATGTAAAAAAATATATTCCATTATATGAACAAGAAGGAGAACAACTCAAAGAAATAAATAAACAAAATCAACTTGCAAAAACTTCTAGAACATTTTTTGTAACAATGGAGAATCCCACAACAACAAAAATTATTAGTAAGCTTGATGAGATAGAAGAAAAAATCCAACACGGGAAAACTTATGAAAAAGGATGGTATGAGCTTAATCTATTCACGAGTATGTTTCCGAATGCAGAAGACTACACAACAAAGATCAAAGCAATCACATCAAATATGAGCTATGAAGAGTATAGCGAAGCAATTTTACATAAAATTAATTATTAAACAAAAATGAAATACTTAAACGACTACATAGACACCGAAATAAATCAAGCGATGAGAAAAGCAGGGGCATTTTACTGCTTTTCTGACAAGCAATTCAACGAAAGAAGAAAAGAGAATGTAAAGTATGTAAATCTAGGAGCAGGCCTAGTATGTCCTAAGAACAAAGTAAACGAATTTCTTAACCAACTGGAGCAGATAATAAAGAATGGAATAAAGAGAGATATACAGGACAATGGCATTGACAACATTATATTGCGAGAGCTAAACAACAACGAGGCATTTTACACAAATGACATTGAAGATACAGTAAATGCATTAAAAGACTATCCTATTACAACGGATCAGATAGAAGCAATCTTCAAAAAGAATATAACTTGTTAAGAACGACCACATGACCACTAAGTTAAAGCATTTTGAACTACGAGTAAAAGGCAAAGTAGAGACCTTCAAGACAATAGAAGAACTAGCAGACAGGTACAAGCAGTATATAGCAATCAATAAGAAGCCATCAGACATTGAACTATATGCGATATTTTCTGATGGCAGTTACACAGAAATAAATTTATATATATAAGCCAGTGAAGAAGCTTGACACAATCCTTGACAATTATTTTTACATAAAGCTTGCAACAAGCAAAGGAGTAGAACTATATAACTGGAAGCGAATTTACAAGCTTTACACTTCAAGGACAACCCAATCTTTATAATTCTCTTTAAACCACACCTGACAGTTAAGATCAAGGGAGTTTTGATTTAGCCATTGGCGAATCTCCTTAACAGCCTTGCGAGCTGGGTATCGGGACGACTTGACCTGAACCCACAGGACTTGAGTACCTTTTACAGCCACGAGATCAAACAGGTTAAAGAAGTCGGTTTCGCAGAACTTTGCTTTATTTTTTCTTTCTACGAGGTAGCCCTGTTTTTTTAATTCATTTTGGCAGGCATATTCTCTTCTGTAGCCTTTTGCGGCGGTATTCATACTAAAGAGTATCACATTAGCCAGAGAAAGAGAAGTGAGCAGGGAGTAGGGTTTACACCTAGCTTTAACCTTAGTTTGACCTAGCCTAAAACCTTTAATTTATCTTTATATAGTAATAATAATTGAATAATAATAATAATAATACATAATACATACATATACACTCCTTTCCCCCAAAACACACATATATATATATATGCACCCCCCCCAAAACCTTCAATTTGACCCAGCTTAGAAACCTTCAATTTTTCTTTATGCAGCATACACATTTATACACACCCCAAAAACCGACCTAGCTTTGAACCAACTATTGATATAAAACTAAGGCAGCTAGCTTTTGAGAATTCCTTGACAAGTAATCTCAATAGGAGTATATTTAGGACATGAAAGATAGCCAAGCGACACATCCACAGAATTTAGATACTTACATAGGGAGGCTGAGCTTCGGTTGCTTGGCTGCTAGGAAATCAGCCTTCCTATGTAGTTATTTAAGTTAAATAGGAAAAACCTATGGGAGACGACATAGAGAAGATAAAAGATTCTTTTTATTCAATTGACAGGGACTTGAACTCTTTAGCAGGATATTTAAAAGAAAGGAGAGACTTTCTAATAAGACTAATTATACAAGGGGGTGGGGCTTATGGCGATTTAGAAAAGGCGTATCAGGAGTTAAATACGAAGTATATACAAAGGGAGTTAGAAAACCTTTTAAATCGTTTAATAGAGATCAAAGAAGCCAATGAGCGACAAGGTTAAGAAATCACAAGAGAAGATAGAAGAGTTTTTACCGAAGGGGAGTTTGTTGGAGTATGACAAGTTAAATCCTTTTTTAAGGAGGATTTTACTGGAATATTCTTCAAAGCAATTTTATGATGTTGTGGAGGATTCTTTAGTAATGGACATAGTAACGATGCTTTCTATCTTAGCATGTAGTAAGAGAGTTGAGATAGAGTCTCCTCTTGGTTATCCTCGTACTTTTCCTAATTTCTATCTTATACGACTTATGCCTAGTAGTTATGGGAAGGATAGTCCATTTGACATTATGATGGAGGATTTGTTTTCGGAAATAAGGGAGGAGTTGGAAACGGAGTATTTAGTTTTTGTAAATTCAGTTAGAGAAAAACCTTATCTTTTATTGCCGAAGTTGAAAGAGTCTTTGTTTAACATTTGTCAGAGTTCTGATCCAGAGAAGTTGAAAGAGACATATGAAAGTTTAAAAAGGGATGATTATCTCAGGAAGATTCCAGAGCCTCATTCTTTTTTGTTTGAGATGAGTAATGCGACGCTTCAGGGTTTTGCTTCTTATTTGGAGTGGTTAGAGTTATTTGGGAAGGGGTGTGCATTTTTAAAAATGAGTGAGTTTGGGAGTTACATAACGGGAGATGATGAGAACAAGAAGGATTTCTTAACTGGTCTTAACAATGCTTGGGAGAACAAGCCTGTGGAAACGAAGAAATTGAAAGGTGAGAGATATTCTTTAGTGAATCGTGTAAGAGTTCCAACGATTGTAATGGGGAACTCATCTTCTTTCTGGATTAAAGAAGAGAAGGAGAGAGCCAAGTTATATACTTTTCTTAACATGGGATACGGGAGAAGGTTTTTTGTATTTCAGCCCAAAGATGTGGTTTCTAAGCAGAAGAGTGAGATGACATTAGAGGAGGAGATAGAAATTATGGAGAACAGTATTCGGTTAGACGGGGTAAAGGAAGTGTTAAAAGAAGAGCTTTTAACTCTTTGGGGGGTTAATAACAGGCTTCTTCTTTGGGACAGGGATGCAATGCGATTATTTTATTATTACAAGGTATTTAATGGTACAAAGGCGGATGAGTATGTGGTCAAGGGGGAGGATGAGCATCCAATAGCTAGTGAGTTAAAGGGGAGAGCGGAGGTTTGTATAAAGATTGCTGGTATTTTTGCTGTTGCTAGTGGTTCTAACAGGATTACAAGGGAGCATGTTGGTCAGGCGATTTATTTTGTGGAGAGGTATAAGAATCAAACTCTGAGTTTCTTAGAGGAGCAGTTTCAAGTTGAGACGATAACACAGAAGCTTTTTAATTTTATTAGGCAAGAGCCAAGAAATAGACAGCAGATAAAAGAGAGAAACATAATTCCTCAAGGTTCTTTTTATTATGCTTTTGACAAGGAAATACAGGAGTTAAGAGATTATTGTAATAGCAATGGATACATATTGAAGGAATCTGTTGGTAAATACAACTCTAGAACTTTCTCAATAGTGTTTCCAGAAGAAACTAACGAGAACGAGATTCCTCTTATGGTTGCAGATGAGAAGAGCTTAGATGAAATGACTAAGAATACTACTTATAGAAAGATATTTACGACATGGGAAGATTTGCCTAAGGTACTCAGGAAGTATGCATACATGCCGCAGTTAAACAACGGACACAGATCAAAAAAAGATGCAATAGAAGGTGGTGTTTTACTTGCACTGGACATAGATGACAACTGGACACTTGATGAGGCGAAGAGGTTTCTTGAAGAGAACAGGATTAAGTCTTTAATGATAACGACTAAAAGTCATCAGAAGTCGGTGAGCAAGGATGGTAAGAGGATAGAGCCGCGAGACAAGTTTAGGATAATAATTTTATTAGCGAGTCCATTTACAGGGGACAGTAACACTTGGAGCAGGGTGGTTTCTAATGTAATAAACAAGTTTGGTGGCATTGCGGATGCAGGTTGCAAGGACATAAGCAGGTTTTTTTATCCATCGCCTGCTGACGCCATTTATTATTATATAGATGGTGAGCCTTTGAGATGGCAGGATTTTGACTTTGAATCTCGCAGTATTTCGGCATTAGACAGGGCTATTAATTATGCACAGGCCAAGTATGGCGTAGTAAACGAGGGGAACAGGGACACTTTCTTGAATGAGATTTGGTATTACAATTTTAAGGAGCAGGGGGTAAGTCAGGCCGAAACATACGAGATATGCAAGGAGTTAAACAGGCGATTTTGTAACCCGCCGTTTAGTGACAGGGAAATGAAGAAGTGGGATAGGAATAAGTAGTGATCCTTGCACCTAGAATTGCTCTTTTTAAAGCTGGGGAAAGCTTCTTATACATCTTTCTAGGTGCAGGGATTAATATTTAAATTATTAAAAACAAAAGAATGAAACCAAAATGGTTAGTTATTTTAATGGTATTTCTGATTGCTGTTGGTGTCGCCATAGTAGTAATTGGCTTGCTTCTGACAGTAGTAGAAATGTTGTTTGGTGAGTACAGTCAGGAGTTGAGTATATGTATGAGCAAGGGTTTTACGGCTGCATATTGTAGAAGTATTTTATAATTAAATTATTAAATAAAATAAAATGGGTAAAGCAGAGAAAAAATACGAGCTAGAGTTGACAAGGTCAGAAGTTGCCTTGGTTAGTGCTGGGATAAAACTAATGGTTACAAACCATTTTGAGCTTTTGGCTTTAAAAGAGGTTAATGATTTGTTGAAGAAAATGACAGGGGTGATGAAAGAAATTAGTAAAGATGATAAATCTAAGAAGAAGAAATAAATTTTAAGGGAGAATAAAATGAACGAAGTAACAAAAAACATATTAATTGCTCTTGGGATTCTTTTGGTAACAATCTTAATGGTAGTTTTGTTTGTTCCCAGAGAGACAGATGCTGATAGGGTTGTAGAGTACCAGGATTGTTACCAAGAAATGTTGAGTGACTATTTAAGAAAAATCAAACCTGTTGTTGATGCTTGTTCTGTTTCTAACGATCCAGTTTGTTGGAGGGTTGTGAATGAGAATGTGGAGAAAGTGAAACTTCAGGCAGATAGTGTTTGTAGGGTTTATTTAAACAAATAAATTATTAAAGGAAAAGAGAAATGAAAAAAATAATCAATGGGGATTGTAGAGAAGAACTTCCATCTCTTATTAGGAAATTAAAAAAGGATTTTGTAATAGTAACTGATGTTCCATTTAATATTAATTATCATTATGATAATTATAAGGATAATATGGAGGAAGATGATTACTATGAAATGTTGGGGGAGGTATTCTCTTATGGTGCATTTGTTGTAATACATTATCCAGAACAAATATATAGGATAGCTTTTCAAGTAGGAGAGTTTCCAGAGAGAGTTGTTAGTTGGGTTTATAATTCAAATACTCCACGACAACACAGAGATATAGCATTTTTTGGTATTAAGCCAGATTTTAGGAAAGTAGGACAGCCATATAAGAATCTTAATGATAAGAGAATAAAGAAAAGAATAGAACAGGGGAAGTCGGCTAAACTTTATGATTGGTGGAACATAAATCAAGTAAAGAATGTTTCTGGAGAGAAAACAAAACATCCTTGTCAGATGCCATTAGAGGTTATGAAGAATATAGTAGGAGTGTTACCAGAGGACAGGGTAATTATAGACCCATTTGCTGGTAGTGGGACAACAGCAGTTGCTTGTGAGATATTAAAGAGAGACTATATTATGATAGAAATAGATAAAAACTATTGTGAGATCATTAAAGAAAGAGTTAGAAATACGCAATTAAATCTAAATTATTAAAGGGTGAACTGGAAAGATTATCTAAATTATTAAAGAAGAAAAGATGAAGAATATAAAACAAACAAATCAAGTTCCAGAACAATCTAAAGAACAAGAGGAATGGAAAAAAGACTTTTATGGAGCAATAGGAGAATATGTTGATAACCTTAAAGATGAAGATTATTTAATAGATTTTATAGAAAAGCTATTAACCGAGAGAGAAGAAGAAGCATATAAAAGAGGGTATTTAAGGTGCAAAATGGAAAAAACTAATGAATATATAAAATTCGGATTGTCATTTGTTAATGTAGATGACTTGTCAGCAATAGAATATATATCAAAGAAAGAAGAATATTCTGTTTACGACAATAGTATAGTGGGTAAAGACAGATTTACTTATAGAATACACTTAAAGACAGGAGTATCCTTTGAAACCACACTTATTGGAGAAGAGGAATTAAGTGTGTTTGATAGTTTGAAACTCATATCTAAATTGTTAAAAGAAGAAAAATGAAGAAAAACAAAATTATATTAATAATCGCAAGTTTCGTTCTCTTTTTTGCTCTCATATGTTTTTTGCTGGATCGCAAGACCATTGATGTGGACATAACGAATCACACCCTTACGGCTTGCGAGAACAAATTCAAGTGTTTTACTGTACCAGTAACAACAGGTGGAGAAACTAGTCCAACCAGAAGAGGAGAGTTTGAAGTATTAAACAAGTTAGAGAACGTGAAAGGTATCTATGTTTACACCTATCCTCACTGGTTGGGAATATACGAAGTTGGTGAATACGAGAACGAGATTCACTCCGTTGCAGGGAGAAATCCTTGGACAGAATACGTGGGTGAGAAGGATGTAACTTCGGGAAGTGTTGTATTATCTATAGAAGACATGCAAAGGGTTTATGACTTTGCAGAAGTCGGTACTCCAGTTTACATACATGAGTAAGGCAACAATTACAGTAGAAAATCAGGAGAAAGGTTTTAGTATTGTGGTTAGCACACACGAGCCTTACCCGACAGTCCTAATTACACGAGATCATAGCAAGCAAGAGACTACTTTCCAAGTGTCTTTGTCGGACACAAATGCTTTGATAGAAACTGATTACAAGACTATTTACCAAGAGTTGAAAGACGAGAGAGCAGCACGAGACTTCTTACAAGTAGCCTACTTGGTTTATAGACAATTAATGGCTCAGTACGAGTCAGAAATTGAGCAACTCATAGACGAAATCCTTTCTATGTAAACAGTTTGACATGGGTCATACAGAGTTGTATAATATAGAGTTAAATTAATTAATCAAATTAAATGGAGATAAAAAGTACGAAGACTTTGGAGAAAAACCCCAAAGTAAACATGCTTCTGTACGGGCCACCAGGTAGCGGGAAGACTACCATAGCAGGGACATTTCCCAAACCATTGTATCTCAACATTGAAGCAGGTGTTAACACCCTTTTAGGGAAAGACATTGACTTTGTTGATATAGACAAATGGGATGACCTAAAGGAGGTTTATAATGCTCTTTTGCAGGGCGACTTGAAGTACGAGTCTGTGGTCATAGACTCTGTAACTGAGCTTATGAAGAAAAGGAGTTTAGAGATTCAGGGAAACAGGGAGTCTTTAAGGATTCAGGACTGGGGGATTTTAATCCGAGAGATAGAAGATATGATGAGAAGGTTTCGTGATCTTCCACATCATGTGTTGTTTATTTTCGCAGAAGAGGAGACGAAGGACGGAGATGTCTTGGTAAAGAGACCTAGTGTAAGTGGTAAGACTTTATCTACCACGGCTTGTGGTTTTGTAGACATAGTTGGTTACACCAAGGTTGTTAAGGATCAGACCATACGATTCTTGACTCAGTTTACTCCTGACGAAATTGTTTATGCCAAGAGCAGATTCAAAGATTTGAAAGGAGATATTGAGAATTTTACATTTCCTTTACTTCGTGAACTTATGAATGGCGGCAAGATAAATGAAAAGAGAAATCCAAAAGTGGATGAAGTTTTAAATAAATTATAATTTTTAATAAAATGTTAGACCCTAAATTAGCAGAAGTTAATACAGTAAATTCTCTAGGAGAATTAGAGAAGTTAAAGGTTGCAGACATAAATGCCTGTGACGAGAAAGAAGATTATGGAGACTTTTCAATAGAGTATCCATACGAAATAACTATTAAAGATTCCAAAGGAAAGATTGTTATGAAAGAGAAGACCCAAGGGACTTTAGGTACAAAGAATTGGAACAAGAAGTTTTATATTAAAGAAACTGAGAGTGGCAGCGAGTTTGTTGCATATTCTAAATACATGTCGTTGCTTGCTTTAATAACAATTTTGAGAAAGAGAAATGGGGAGTTGCCTACTAGGATTAATTTAAACGAGCTTGTTGGTTTTGAATTTGATGGTGTTGTCATAAGAAGAGAGGGTTATGAGCCATTCATAGATTGGGTAGGCACATTTGAAGCCAATGGAATAGAAGTTCCAACAGTAGAGCAATTAAAAGGAACAACTTCTACTCCTAAACCAGAGGAGAAAAGTGTAAAGAAAAGTGCATGGAATTAACTTGAACAGGAACTGCCTTGAAAAACAAATTAAGACTTAGTTGGTCAAAGATTAACAGTTTTGCGAATTATGATAAGCAGGAAGCTATAGACATTATTCTAGGCAAAAGAGTACCCCCAACTCCAGAAATGGAGCTGGGTACTCAAGCTCATAAACAAATTGAAATAGAGAAATTAGACTTAGAAGGATTGGGTAAGGGTGGTGTCTACGAGGAGAAGCATGTAATTGAACTTTATGATTGGTTAGATTTTTCGTTTATATGTGATAGAAGGAAAGGAAATGTGATTGTTGACTACAAAACTGGAAGCGGAGATCCAATGCAGTTGTATGTGTATGCTTTCTTGTACAGGGTTTTAGACATAGAAATAGATACTGGAATGCTCGTTTATATAGACTTTGATCCTAAACGGAAAGAGGTTATAAAAAAGTCTAAGAGAATTTATCCGATTAAGAGAGAAAACTTGTTAGACGCTTGGTCTTTTATTGACGAGACAAGTCACGAAATAAAATCTATACTAGACGAGATAAATTATAATTGGTAAATGTTTATGGAGTATTACGAAGCAGTTGCCAATGCAATTTTAAGAATAGGAACTGAAGTCAAGAAGCCAGTAAGACTCTTGTGTGATGTGGGAGAGCAGTGGGTAGAGGTGTATGTGAAAATAGGTGGCAAGTGGGTGTCTGTAACAAAGGTTTATGGTTTTAATAGGGTAACTCACAGGGAAGTAGAAGAATTTATTTTAGGTGCAATAGAAGATGCAGAGTAAATACAAGGGCATGAAGCCAGATACACAAATTTTACAAAACAGGTACTTCTCCGAAAGAGAAGTTAGAGACACCATTAGAAATTTGGGTGTTGGAGTTGACAATGCAGAGTTTAAAAGGTTGTGGAACACAGAAGTAATTTGTCCTCCAGATGTCTTAGAGCCTTGGGTTGTGTTGTGGAAATACAAGAATGCTATTCAAGTGATTAAAGACATTTACGAATTGAAAGGAAAGCTTAAAAAGTTTGATATTTACAAAGTTGACGAAGCTCTGATTAGAGAGAAAGAGCTGCGAAGGTATCACAAGTATTTTATAGATACTTTAAACAAAGGGGAATTCCCTGCATATTAAATAAATTTTTATACAAAACCAAATGACAAAATCACAGACTATTTTACAAGTAAAATTCTTTAATGGAGAATCCAAAGTTCTGGAATATGAAGGAGATGATTTAGTAGGAATAACAAAACTGCTAAACTCTCAGAAGAAGAGAATTGCTGCTGTTCACATAAAGACTTTAGATCCAGAAGGAAAAGTTGTTTTTGACAAAAGCTTTAGTTATGCTCCCCTTGAGGAGGTGGGTAAATAATGATGGTTGCAAAGTGGCTTTGTAAAAATTGTCACAAGTTGATTTACACAGATTGTTTAGAAGAGCCATCTTGTCCTTATTGTCTTTTTAGTAAAGTGAAGTTTGTTTGGGTAGACTTTGAGCCAAACAAGTGTGTTTGGGACGAAGTTAAAAGAAGTGGATCAAGTATCCAGGTAAAATATCCAACAAAAAAAGATGCTTGGAGATTTACTGCCCATTTGTATACTGACTCTGACAAAGAAGTAGAGGAAATGCTTAACAAACTTCCTTTTTAAAATGTTTTTAAAAAACCAGCCCCTGTAAGCCCCAAGAAGGCCTTTGTTTTTTCTTTGTGGTGTTGTGAGAGCAGGTGTTTATACGCCAAAAGGCGATATTTTTGTAGCACCTGCTCTCTACTAGCTTGGGCTAGTGCCTGTTCTTCCTTCTTCTCTTTTTTACATTTCTGCTAATTGCTCGATGTTTCTGGTATCTGTCTTGAGAGTGCAGATTCCTATGGCAGCGTTGGCATAACAATACAAGGTTTTCTGGTGAATTAGAACCACCACGACACTTGTAAACTATATGGTGAACCGTTAATGGATTATCCTTACTTCCTACCGTTCCACAAATCTGACAAACTCTGTCTCTATTCCGAACCACTTCCTTATACTTTTCCACAATATCACCAATCCTTTCCTTTTAATCATACAAATTAGGCATAAAACAAGGAGTTAATTCCTTAAATTAAGCACAATTTGGGGAGTATTACTCATCATTTTTTGGAAAAATTGTATATCTCCGTTGGACAAATTAACGGTAAAAAAGAATTTTGAAAGAGCAACGAGGCTGTTAAGCACTCAGCTTTGTACTCAATGCTCAACTAGCTTTAATTGTTCATCGGCTTTCCATGCATCTATTCTTGCTTGTGCTATTTTAAAATACTCTTCATCAATTTCTATTCCTATAAAATCTCTATCTAACTTCTTACAAGCCATACCTGTTGTACCACTACCCATAAATGGGTCTAGTACCACCTGTCCTTCTCTGCTTACAAGTTTAACAAGATACTCCATAAGGGCAAGAGGTTTAACCGTAGGATGGAAGTTGGCTACTGGTCTATTCCTGTCCAAT